ATACATGTACGTTCTGATGTACTTGTATTTAGAAAAGGTTTTGAAGGAGCTTGGTTAAGAGTTGGAGATGACCGAAGAGCTCAAGAAGTCGTTGTTGGTCATCAAAGATCAAACACACGTTGGGTAAAGTTAAAAGAGCATTTAGGATCAGAAGATCATCCTGTTGACTTTATCAGAGGCACTGATCCATTTTTAGAAACAAATTACACCCAAGGAAGCACATATAAAGTATTTACAAATCTAGTTATAGCCTCAAACACTAGTGATGAATTTTTTTCTTGTGGTCCGGATGAGAATGGTGATATTAAAGTTGTAAACGGTCTTATTCAAGTACCTAATGGTAATAGAACATTTACTTTTATAAACGGTGTATCTGATGTTTCTCCACATGGCTCTAATAATAATTTTAACCATGCTGATGGATTTACTACATCTCAAACTGTTGGTAATTTATCTACACAGTTACAATTTGATGTAATGAAATGCGATGAAACAGCTGACACTGTAGAAGAAGGTACAAATTTAGTTACTGCTAGTTCTAGTGCGTCAATTACTTTTATAGCTAATAACGCTACATTAACAGCATCTGCCTCAACATTTATTTCTTCTGAGTTTGCAGTAGGTAGACATTTTATGGCTGAGTTTCCTTCAGGCAATGTATACTTAAAATGCATAGGGTTTACTTCTGGAGTTCAGATCACAACACAAATTATAAACTCAGTTCCAAGAAGTGCTAGAACACTTGAATATGAAAATGGTGGACAGTTGTTAAGTTTGAGAAAAGGGGCTTGGTATGCTACCAACTATCCTAAAACAGTTGCTAAGTATGAGCAACGACGTGTATACGGTGGTACATTAAATGACCCTAATTATGTATTTTTTAGTCGAGTAGATAACGACCTTGATTTTAGACCTACTCAAGATGATAAAGATGTATTAGATACAGATGGTTTTGTGTATGAGCTTTCTAATAGAACTGCAGCTGTTAATTGGATGCTACCATTAAAAGACTTAGTTATTGGAACATCTGGTGGTTTGTATAGAGTTGTACCTAATCAGTATCAGTACGGTATTAGTCCTAAAACAGCTCGTATCGAGTTATCAGAAGAAGAGCCTTGTTTAGTTCCTGGTGTTATTGTAGGTAATTCAATATTTTACCCTGATGCAGCAGGATCTAGATTGTTAGAGTACAAGTATGAAACAAATATACAAAGCTCATCATCTAATGACATAACAAAATTTATTTATCCGACATTTAACAAAGATAATATTAAAAAGGTTGTTTATCAACACACACCTGTGCCTAAGTTGTGGTGTCTTACAAAAGCAGGTAAGTTGTTTTGTTTGACTTATCACAGGCAAGAAGAATTTTATGCTTGGTCTGAGCAAGAAACAAGCGGAACTATATACGATATTGTTATACAACCTAGGACTAGTGATGTTTCTGCTGATACATTGTTAATTGCAGTAAAAAGAACAATTAATAACACAGCTGTTTACCATTTTGAAGTGCTAAACGATTTAGATAAAGTGGCTGATGGAAATAATAGTTGGATTATTAGCCCTCATCTTGATTCATATACTGCTTTTGTAAGACAAGCTAATGAAACAATGACTGTTGATTTACATGCAGCTGGTTTTCCAAATAATAGTTTAGTGCATGTTGTAATAAACGGTCAATCATTAGGAACCCATACTGTAACAAGCTCAACAACTACAACAGGTATTAATCTACCATCTCAAGTGAATGATGGTAGAACTCGAATGATTGTAGTAGGTTTAGTATATGAAGGTGAGTTACAAGCTATGTTCCCAACATGGGATGGAGCAAACAAACCCTCATACGGTAGTGAAAATATGAGAGTTATTTCTGTTAAACCGTTTTTAATCGATACTGTTCACTACGCTATAGGTGTAGGTGATCAACATGATGAAAGATTTGTAAGTACACCACCTCAAGGATTTAGTACTAGTAAGGGTTATTATCAAGACCCTTCTGAAACATTTACCGGTTTTGATCAAGAGATACCGATTAAAGGTTCTACGTTTGGAGTTGACAAAGTACCTACGTTTAAACAGACTCTACCGTATCCTCTAACCATTGCCTCAATTTTAACCAAGACTGATTTAAATTAATGGGACACGTAGCAGCAGCAGTATCTATAGGAGCCACTTTAATGGGTGGTATATCTGCGTATAGGCAAGGTAAAGCAGAAAAAGAGATGGCATTGCAGAAAGCTGATTCTGAGATAAAACTTGGTGATTACAATGCTTTACAAGAAGTAAACAATTCTATTAGCAAAGTTAACAGTCTTAATGCTCAAAGTCAGATTGCTGAAAGTAATGCTTTTAAGAAACTAGATAAAAATGCTCTTGAGTTTACTAGAAAGTCTAATGAGTTATTGCAACAAATAGCTGATCTAAAGCTAAAGGTTGGGTCTAACTACTCAAGTTATGACTATATGAAAGCTGTAGATAAACAAGTTTTTGAAAGTCTTACTGATTATGATTACGATACAGCAATGGCTACTCAACAAGCATATGTGCAACAAAACGAGTTTGACAGAAAAGCTAAATTCCAATATAGCCTTGGTTTAGCTAATGCTGATATGATTAAGTATAATGCTAACTTAAAAGCAAGAGGATACAGATTCCAAGGTGAGTTAGCAGAGTCTAGAGGACAAAATCAACTTATTGGTAGTATTGGTTCTGCAGCAGGTCAGTATGCAGGATACTCATCAGGTACTAATAATTTTAAAGGGCAAGGAATATTTTAATAAGTTAGTATGGCAATAAAATTAGACACATCTACACCACTAGCATCTAAAGCTACATCATTTGATCCGCTTCCTGGTGTTACTAGTTTAAATACAGGGGACCAACAAGCATTTAACGCTATTGCTCAATCAGCAGGTAATGTAGCTAACGCTCTTGCAAAACAAGAACAAGCTTCTCAGCAAATTTTAATTAATAAAGCTAGGTATAATGCAATGGGTCAGATGGAAGCTGACTATAATGATGCATTAGATGCTATTAATAACAATAAAGAGAATGCTAAAGAATTGCTTTCTGCATTTAACACTAAGTATCAGTCTATAGATTTAAATCAGTACTTAGGTGATGACAATGTAAATGAAATTACTAAGATGGACTTAGCTCAAAATAGTATTGGTGAGCTACAGTACCGTTATGGATCATTACAAAACAAACTAAAACGCACTAGAGACAATGTTAATCTATCGAATGAAAAAATTAATTTTGTTAAAACAACTGCAGATAGCTTTAATGATTTTTGGGCAAATAATCCAATTTTAAATGAGCAAAATGAGTTACAATTTAAAGGTTTAGTAGAAGGTTTAAACCCTGAAAACGAAAATATACAACCTTTTATGTTTGGCAGTACGTCTGCAGCTCAGTCACGTTCTTTTAACACTCCTATCGGAAGTTTGTTAAAAAATAACTTAGAGACTTATTTAAGTTCGTCAGTCTTTATAGATGAACTTGATGAAAAAGAGCAGTATGTAAAAGATATTTATGCTCAGTTTGGTTCTGAGTACGGATTAGATGTAGCAGATATTG